CTGGTAAAAAAGATAAAGGAGAAGGGGGGCCTGTGCTTGAAGTGGGTAAGCCCGTCGACGACGGGGGTGCCGGACAGGCTAGTGATCCACAACAGCAAAGTGATCCCAGTGGAGTTGAAGGACCCAAAGGGAAAACTAAGCGCAAGACAAGAATTGATGATCAGGGAGTTGCAAGCGCGGGGGGTGCACACGCACGTCTTAGCGAGCGAACAAGAAGTAGACGAGTTCGTTGACCAACTATGACCGACGACGAAGCCCACGAAATTAAAAAACGAATACACATTGCCAAAACAATGTATAACGTTAAACGACGCGCCACTGCCGCAGGTATTCCATTTGAGTTGGACCACACTTACCTGTGTGCAATCGCGCCGGAGTACTGCCCAGTGTTCAGGACCAAGATTCTTTGGGGTTATGGGCAGTCGGGCACTGTGGGATCAAGCGGCCCTGATTCACCGAGCCTAGATAAAATTATTCCAGAAAAGGGATACGTGAAAGGCAACGTGGCGTGGCTAAGTAACAGAGCAAACACAATCAAGTCCAACGCAACACAAGACGAGTTGTACAAGGTTGCGGACTGGACACACGAAAAAATTAAGGAGGTAAATAATGGAGGTGCTAGACCGCCCCCACTTGGCGACCCTGCAAATACCTACATCACTCGCCCAACGCGCCATCGCATTGTTAACGACGTTACAGCAAGGGAAAGAGCAGGCTATTGATGTTGACATTAAACAATTTACACCCCTACCAACAACGACTGGTGCAGGAGAGCAAGACTCAGCCGCACATGGGTCTGTTGATGGACATGGGACTGGGCAAGACGATAACGGCCCTGACAATACTCAGCCAACTTGAGGGCAAGACGCTGATAATTGGGCCAAAGGCCGTCGTTAAAAATGTTTGGAAACAAGAGGCAGAAAATTGGACGCACACAGAGAAGATGAAATTTGCCCTCATTGTGGGAACACCACAGGAGCGCCTGACAGCGTTGAAGAGCAATTCAGACGTTTACTTAATCAACGTCGAAAACGTGGTATGGCTTTTCGAGCAGGCGTCCTTGCCGCACTGGAAGACCTTGATAATCGACGAGTCGAGCAGGTTCAAGAATCCATCCTCCAAACGATGGAAATCGCTGAAAGGAAGATTAAAGACTTTCGAGCACCGGTATATACTGACGGGTACACCAACCCCGAAGTCGTACCTAGACCTATGGACCCAAGTCGGCATATTGGATTTGGGCCAACGATTAGGGAAATCGATGACTTCCTACAAGGAGAAGTTCTTCGAGCCCGACACAAGGGATCGCAGAACGGGGATGGTCTGGAGTTGGAAGCTAAGACCAAACGCAAAGGAGCAGATTGACGCCTTGATTGGGGACATTTGTGTGTCCCTGCGCAAGGAGGACTATCTGACCATGCCACAGCGTCAGGACATTGTGCACACCATCGAGTGGGAGAAGGGGCCCAAACAGGCCTACAACACCCTACGCAAAGAGATGGTTGTCGAGGTGGAAGAGGAGACCCTGACCGCGGCGTCTGCCGGTGTGCTCACAGGCAAGCTGTTGCAAATGACCGCGGGGGCCATTTATTCAGAGACCAAAGAGGTGGTGCACATCCACGACACTAAACTGGAATACCTGACCGACATGTTGGACGACACGCCCACAATCGTGTTCTATAACTTCAAACACAGCCTAAAACGGCTTCAGGGCGTTTTTCCTGACGCGGTGCTACTCAGCCCTGACGACGAGAAAACAATCGCCCTGTGGCGCTCTGGTAAGGTCCCAGTGCTACTTTGCCACCCTAAAAGCGTGGGCATTGGCCTAAACCTGCAGTGCAACGTGGGTGACACAGCACAGATTGTTTGGTTTGACCTACCATGGTCCAGTGAAGACTACCTACAAGCCAACGCGCGCCTGTTCCGGCAGGGGCAAGAAAAGCCTGTGATTATTCACCACCTGACCATGCAGAAAAGTATTGACAGTCAGGTCATGGACGTGCTAGAAGGAAAGATCGACATGCAAAACGCGTTAATGAACGCGCTCAAATTTCAATGATCAAAGTAAACGCCACCATTCGCCGACTTTCAGACGAGGAGCCGGACCCCATCGAGCACGAGGACTCGTCTTCTGAGCCGTCTACAGGGGGCATGGGTTGGGCGCCGTGGGGACCAGACACCATTCAAGACGTGTACAACGTCGTGGCTGAGAAGCTGACCCCACAACAAAGGGAAATCATTGAGGCGCATTTGTCAGGGTACAACTACCATGACTTGGCGGTGACCCAAAAATACTGGCGCTACCATTTTGCGGCGGCGGTTGCTAAGATAAGAAAGGAGTTAAAATTGTGACTGGATACATAGTGGAGTATGTCAAGCAAGGATGGCCTACAATAGACATTCAGGTTGACGCCAAGCACCCCATGTTCGAGAAAGATCAAGACGTGCTGTCAATATGGCACTTTGAGAACGAAGACGAACGGGATTTCATATTGCGAGATTTACGCAAGTTTAGAGAACAGCAAACAAAAGGATTAGCATAATGGCAAACGAAGCAACAAATTTATTAGCATCTTTGGGCGTAAAACCAAAAGAGCAACGCATTCAGGAAATGGCCGGAGCGGTGACGCGATTGGTTGTAAATGAGGCATTACGTGAGGCCAAGGCCCGTGCACAGGTGCGAGACGCAAATACTCAGGTGCAGAAGGTCGAAAAGCCCTCTCAAAATGGGTAATTCTATATAGGAAAGGCCTTTTTAGGCCTTGAATATAAGGTATACACCATGGCAACGAAATCCAAATACGAGTTTAAACCGGAGATGTGCGACCAACTGATAGAGTTGGGCAAGGTAGGCGCGTCCCAAAAAATGATGTTTGCAAGCGTCGGAATCAGTTCCGCGGCCGCGCAGACGTTCAAGAAAAACCACCCAGAGTTTGCGGAAGCACTGGACATGGCCATCACCCACTCACAGGCTTACTGGGAAACCCAGTTGCTTGCCAACGTGGAGAACAAGGCCTTTAACAGCAGGGTGGCTGAGATCGCGTTGAGGGGTCAATTCCCCTCTGACTACCGCGACGACAAGAGCAGTAAGCTTGAAGTCAAGGCGGACGTCGTGTTGGATTTTTCAGGTGCGGTTACCGACTTGATTACGGCGCTCAAAAAAGCGGCGTAACAATACGTCGGCACTTAGCAATAAGTTCCGACATTTTGTAATATGAGGGAAAAGGTTTAGCGGCCCTGTCATTGCTCCATCAATGACTACCTCACCAAATAGCCATGGAGGGCACATCTATGAGAACATGTTCTCGTTGTTCAACCGAACAACCTCTTGAAAACTTCAGTAGAAAACTAAAAGGGTTTCAACACCACTGCAAAATGTGTGTAAAAGAGACCAATAAAGAACACTACCAAGAAAATAGAGAGTCAAGACTAGAATACCAAAAAGCGCACTATCAAAACAATTCCGAAGCGATAAAAGAATACACCAAAGATTGGCGTAAACAAAACACGGAATACACCAAGCATTTTGATAGACTGCGAAAATATGGGTTGACGTCAGAACAGTTTTGTGGTATGTTGGAAGATCAAAATTTTAAGTGCGCTATTTGTGAAGACACTTTAAAACAAGATCGTTCAACACACGTTGACCATGATCACTTGACGGGAGTTGTCAGGGGCATTTTATGTCACCACTGCAACACCGGTCTTGGTTGTTTTAAAGACACAACATCACGGATGAAAAAAGCTATTCAGTATCTTGAACGTAACCAAGAAAGTAAGTAACTATGTCAGGTCATGCGCTTCTATCCCCCAGTTCCGCCTACAGGTGGATTGCTTGCACCCCCTCGGCACGCCTTGGGGAAATGATTCCCGAGCCAAAACGAAGGGGTGGATTTGACCACGCAATGAATGGCACAACAGCGCATACTTATGCTGAAGCACAACTACGCAGACACTATAAACAGATCACTGCGGCAGAGTATAACGAGGCAGTTAACGCAGTCAAAGAAACAGAGTATTACAACGACGAGTTTGAAAGCTATGTTGCCCAATACGTGCTTTATGTTCGAAGTCAAATTGGTGCACAAGACGAACCACATTTTGAAGTCAAGGTAGACTATTCTGAATGGGTTACCGGTGGCACAGGCACAAGCGACGTAGTTGTTATTAGAGAAGATACCATTCACGTAATGGACGCAAAGTTTGGTGTAATGCGTGTAGACGCAAAAGAAAATGAGCAGATGCGACTTTATGCGCTAGGTTCATACGCCAAATTTAAAGACACACACCCACACTTAAAAAATGTGGTGTGCACCATTGTCCAACCTAGAATTGACAACGTGTCAACTGAAGAGTTGACGTTAGCGGAATTGATTCAGTGGGCTGATGACGTGGTCCGACCTGCGGCCAAATTAGCTTATGCAGGCAAGGGAGAATTTTTTGCGGGGTCTCATTGCCAGTTTTGCAAAGCCAAGTCACAGTGCAGGGCCCGCGCAGACTTTAACAACGTGGCCGCGGCGGCTGATTTCAAGGCGCCAGCACTCCTGTCAGAAACCGAGTTGATGAAGATACTCTCAGACGCGGCTAAGACACGCAAGTGGCTTTCCGATGTTGAAGAATATATGTTGACACAGGCAACGGACCATGGCATAGTGCCTACAGGTTACGAGTTGGGGCAGACAAGCACAAATCGTAAAATAGAGGCGCAAGAGGATGCGGCGAAAAAGTTGCAGAAAGCAGGGTTTGATGATATATTCACCACACCCAGTTTAAAATCTGTGGCACAATTGGAAAAGCAGGTAGGCAAAGGGCCCCTCCAAGAT